AGGAAGCGATTGGAACCCGACGACGTCGGCGTTCAGCAACAGCACTTGCGTGAGTTGGTTGAACTCCCAGCCGCGGCCGACGTTGGAGTACCAGAGCTGAACCTGCGGCTCCACGTTCGTCGCGGACGCGGGCACCACGACGAAGGTCCAGATGCGGCCCTTGTGGATCGCGATTGCTCCGTAGTTGTAAACGGCCGAGCCGAGTCCGTACGCCCCCTGCGACGTCGGCGGTTGATCGCGTTGCGGGATGAGCTGAGCCTGACCGACGATTGACGCATCACTAGCCCCGTCCACAACGGCCCCGGCGCCCGTATAACTTCCGTCTTGGAGGTATGTCGGCTGAAGACTCGACAGTCGGTAGACTTGGGTTATGAACGTCGATCCGTCCGCGTTCGTGCCGGACCACGTAAGCCCGCCGGTCGGCGTAATCGTGACGCTGCCGGTGGGCCCGGTGACCGATACGGGGATAGGGGCTGCGTACCACGCGAGGTCAACGCTCGTCTCGGAGATAGAGCCGTCCGGCATGACGGTCATGCGGGTGAATTGATAGTAGTACGTCCCCGTTGCCATGTTCCCTCCGACTGCTGACGGGGTGAACGTGACGTGGGTCTGAATCGCGGGTGGCGGATACTGCCACTGGTAGAACTGGAATCCCGCGCCGCCGACGGTCGACATGAAGAAGCGCTGTCCGCCGTTAGTGTAGACCACCTGCGAGAACTGGACCGCCATGTCGAACGGCACCGCGCCAGGGATCGCGACGGGCGCCGATCCGGGCGTATACAGGTACGCGGCGAAGATCGGGAACGGGGAGTGCGGGATTCTTCCGCCGACGATGTAGCACGGCGCTCCGCCCGCAATCGGCGTGACCGGCACGATAACCGAGATCGCGATGAAGATCGCCGAGAAGTCGTACATGAGCACGCGCCCGCGCTCGGTCGTCAGCGCGTCCTCGATGATCGTGGGGTTTGCGTTGTTCGCCGACACGGCGTGGCCCGGCTCCACCGACGTCCCGGCCTTCGTTGCGTCCAAACCCTTGAACGCGCCTAGGCTCAGAAGCTCCTGGAACGTCTCCGCGGCCACGTCAGCACCGGCCGCGCTTGCGGATGACGTACGGCCCGGTACGGTACGCCGCGCGCAGTACCGCGGGCTTGGGGCCCTTGCGCTGCTCGCCCTCGAACTCGCCGCGCCACTCGATCATCTTCTTCTTCTCGCGCTCGTAGCTTTTCTCGGCCGCCTCGCGCTGCTTGTCCGCACGCTCGCCGTCGTCAGCGAACTTCGCGAACGATACCGCCGCCCACACGATGGCTTCCAGGAACGTATCGGGCGTGAACAAGGATTGCCCGGCGCTCGTGATCGTGTCGGGTTGCAACACGCAGTCCACGGAAATGGTCGTTATCACGTTCGGCGGTCGAACGAGCCCGAGGTAGCCGCCGCGCCAATAGTAGCGCGGGCGCTGCCCGGTCTCCCACGGCTCAGCATCAGGAGCAGGCGTCACCCATTGGCCGTTGAGGTCCGGGTAGGACAACGGCGTCTCCACCGCCCATGCAGGCGCACCCGCACCGACGGTCCCGGGCGCGGCGTCGCCACCGACTCCTGCCGTAGTTGAGCCGTCCGCAGAGTTGTCCCAGCGACCGACCTGGCGCCCTTCTAACGTTGGGAGGTCAGACGGGACGATAAGTTCACCGGCAACGTAGATGGCCTTGACCTTGAGCGCGATGAACGGAAACGAATAAAGCTGCTGCCCGGGAACAGTCGGAATGGTAACCCGTGCGTCAGGAAACAGTACGTCGCGAACGACGCGCTTGTTCCCACGGTCGATGAATCCGAGCAGTGTCGAGTCCTGCCAACGCCCTGAGCCGGTGTTATCTGTATCAGAGAGCACGCTACGTAAAAGTGAAAGACACTGCGAGGCAAGGAGAAGCGGCACGTCAACTCCCCTGCGCCGTCCAGCTTACCGAAACGGTCGATCCGGGTGCGCCGCCAGTGACGACAAACGAGAACCCAGTGAGTAGCAGCGGGAGCGCGACTTGCGCGCTTAATTCATACGCCCCCGGCGTCGAGGTGAAGATTGTCACCGTCACGCCCGTGCAAGCGATGGCGTATGCGTTCGGGAACGTCACCGCGACAACGGCCGACCCGTCCGCCGGGACTCCAGCGATCAGGGCGGGGGAAACCTGCTGCCCAACGACAGTCACGACGGAGACCCCGAACGGAAAGATTTGAACACTAGCGACCGCCATGCTGAACGCTCATGCCCCTACTGCTGAATGATCGTGACGACCGGGCCGACCGTGCGTGGGGTCACTTCGCGACCCATGCACCGTTCGTGCGCGCGTAGAGTGACACCGCTGCGCCGGGCGTCGTATTCGTGTAGAGCGACCCGTCCGCTGCGGAGCACGTTGGGGCTCCCGCGGCGGCGTACCATGTCACCGAACCGTTCGTGAATCCGTGCGTGCAAGAAGAACTACTCGCAGCGGCAGGCGCGATCATCGCTCCGGCAACCGTGAAGTTCCCGGCTGGATCGGCGCACTTCTGCGGCCCGCCGATTGTAGCGAACGTATCGTAGCAGGTGATCCCGTTGAGCATCGGGGCATACCCGGCGTTGCCGAACACGTAGATATTTGTCCCGCCGCTGAACTGCGTGCCCGCGCCCGTCCAATCGTTCCCAGAAATAACGGCACCATTGGCGCCCGTGTTTGTTTGAATCGCATACGTCGCACCTTTGAGATTGTTACCGATAATCGTCGAAGCTGCTGAGGTACTCTCCAAGGCTATTCCAACAGCTACGGCATAGTACACCGGCGCTCCCAGAACGCTCATGCCGCTTGCTGTGAGGTTCGTTCCAAAGTCGTCGATACAGACTAGCGAGTTGTAGCACTGCGTGCCCTTCACGTCTATCGAGTTAACGCCGAACCCAATCGTCAGCGCAACTAGCGTTGAGCCTGCCGACATATGTCCGCCGAGGAACTGAATATCGTATAGCCAGTTCGCCGTCGAGGCCGTCAAGCTCGATTGGCCGGAAAACCACGGGTTGATGATACGAACGCGCCGGATTTGCCCCGCGGGTGCAGCGACGTTCATGTAAAGGCATCCGGTGCCCGTAACGAATGTGTCGCAAATAAGGTTCGTGAAAAATACATCGTTGATGATCCCGTAGGTCATCTTGATGTCAACAGCCTTGTTGAACGCCTCTAAGTCCGTATCGGTGAGCCACAGTACGTCCCAATTCGGATCGAACCCCACGACAGAATCATCTGCCTCCAAGCCAACGGAACTTCCCGATGGGGTCGGGCCGTAGAGCGTACACTTATCGCAGAGCACCGTCCCCTGTACGGTACCAAGCAGCCGAAATGCGGCCCCGTTGATCGCCCCCGAAGCCACCGAGACATCAGTAAAACGGGACTGCTCCACGTTGTTCGCTGTTGTCGCAAGGTCGAGGAGGTCAAACGGCCCATCGTTCCCAGCTAGGCCGTTTATCGACACATGGTCCATGCTGCATCCGTAGCAGGACTTCAGAACGAACGTACCGCCCGCGGTGCCCACGTGGCTATACATGAGGTTCAGATTATTGAACCGTACGTACGCCGTATTTGCGGGGGTGACAAAAAGATTACCCGTCGCCGAGGTCTCCGTTAGTTGCGCGTTGCGTCCATCGGTAATCGTGTTCGTGCCGACGTTTATCGGACCGCTGACTGACGTCGCACAGTCAAATACGACCTTAGCCCCGTAAGACGGGCTGAGAGCGACGAACGCACTCGCCGCGGTATACGCCGCCTGGAGATTAGCCGTCCGGTCTCCAGTCGCGCAGACGCCATAACCGCTGGTATGAAACTCGCCCACTACATTACCGTAGTACGTCGGCGGGGCAGCGTTCGCCGGAAGCGCTAGAGCAACGACCAGTCCTAACGCCGCAAGCGCGCTCTTACAAAGTCGCCACATCAGGATGATCCTCCAAGGGGAGCGGCGGGACGTGGCAGGTGCAGAGGCGGGCGTCATCCATCGTTACGCCCCCGCACAGTTGATGTTGATCGTTATCACGTCGCCGGTCAGCGCCGCAACGGCATAGGCGGAGACGGTCGCCGTAGTCGTGCCGACGGCCGACACATCGGGGATCGCCGCCGCTGATACGGCGGTTGCCGTTGCGTTCGACACGACGCACTTTGGAGCGCTCGTATACGCTAGCGTGAACGTGAACGTCCCGACCGTGCAGAGCGTAGTGATTAGGCACGTTCCCAGTGTCGCGGAGACTTGCCCACATTCGACGTGCGGCGTGCCGTTGGTGCCGCATCCTATCGACGCCCCCGCCTGAATCGTCCCGGTTGGCACCGTTAGATTGCCACGGTCAACGATGAACCCACTACCCGCGTCGGGGACGTGCGCGTTGACGAAAGTGTTTGCAAAGTTGACGAAGTTGATCGCGCCCCCCGATGCGACGGGGTAGACGTTCAAGTTCGACGTGCCGCCCAACACTTGCGATCCGGCGATTTGATAGTTTCCGCCACTTGCTACGTTGATGTTTGCGGTCGAAGCAAGCGTTGAGGTGAACGTCTTGGCTCCGCCGATGCTGGCCTGCGCCGTGGTGAGGTCAACGAAGTTTTGCGTCGTCGAACCCGTACCGCCTTGTGCAACCGTCCACGGAAACGTCAGAAGCGTGCCGTTTCCTACTGCGACGTCTGCTCGCACTCCAGCGACTGTAGCAATAAGAAGCGTTGCGCACAGCCACAGGCCGCGCTCGAAGCGATGCATTACGGCGGCCCCGTGGAGATCGTGAGGTTCTGCCCGGCCGTTAGCGCTCCCGATGTTTTATAGGCCAGCCCTGCGAGTACCAATCCCCCTTGCCAGCTAATTGTTTGTCCCGAGCCCAGCGTGATCGTCGTCGCATCGCCCAGGAATGAGGTTGCGAGTGCACACGTCGCCCCTGCGTCGTTGTAGAACGCTGGGAACACTACTGTTGCCGGTCCGCTGTTCGAGATCGACCACACGCGGATAGCCGCCGCCGAGAGGTTCGTGCAGGTCGTTGCCGAGGCCGAAGTTATCACCGAACGCGCCGTTGGCCCAGCAGTCAGCCAGGGCGTCGTGTTCTGCGTGTTGCCCGGCTGCACGGTGCCCGTGATCGTGATCGTCGGCAGCGTCGCCGAGTCGATAATGACGTGCTGCGCCGAGACGAACGAAATGACGCGCGGGTCGACGCATGCGCCCGCTACAACGACGCAAACCGGCCACGGCGACGCCGCGGCTCCTGGTGGTCCTTGCGTCACCGTTTCGGCGCACGTCCCCGCGGTACACGGCGCGGGAGTGTTCACGGTAATCGGACCGCTGAGCGTTGCCGCCAGCGTCGAAGGAGCGGCGCCGGTACACGTCAGCGTCCCGGCAATCGTCCCGCTCGTCACCGCTGAGAAGCTCAGGCGAATCTGCGTGAGAGCCTGCGGCGAGGGCGGCCCGCCGAACGAGGAGTTCAGGGACGGGTTGGTGATGACGCCGCTCGTGCCGATCCCGGTGACGGTCTGCGGAGTCGGGACTCCGTCCGACGCGCCCTGCACGGTTGCCGTCGAGCCGCCGCCTACCGAGGTGTACGTCACCGAGCACGACGACTGCCCGGACAGAGCGAGCCACGGCGTTGCGACGGCCGACGTCACCGAGAACGGGAGTGCGACGTTTTGCACGTCCGCGCGGGCCTGTCCGACCAGCACGAAGGCGAGCGCCGCGGTGAGGGCTGCGATGCGCTTGAGCATTACGGGATACCCAAAATCGACAAGTTCACGGAACCCGCCGATCCGGCGGTCGTGAGGACCGCGCGAATCGCGCTGACCGTCCCGGGAATGGTGAGTTGCGGCACGTTTGGCGTCACCGGGTTCGCGATTCCGCCAGTACCGGATTGTTCGGACTGGCCCTCGGCGACGACCCACGCGCCCGGCGGAATCCCCGGGTAGAATCCGAGCGCGAGCGACCCGAGCGCATTACAACTTCCGTTGAACGGAAGCGCCGACTGCCCGCTGGGCGTGCGTCCCTGCACCGCGTACATGTACGTCTGCTGCACGAGCGGGCTCGACGAGACGTAGATGGTGAAGGCGAAGCCGACCGGAACGATGGTGCCGAGTTGTTCGAGCTGGATGCGAAACTTCGAGAAGCCCTGGATCTCAGCAGCGAACCCGCCGGTGTCGTTGATGCCGAACGTGCCGTACTGTGTCGTCGGCGTCGCCAGGGCAGCGTTGTTCGCCCCGACGTTCGTCAGGAGGTACCCGCTGAGGCGATTCGACCCGGCCCCCGAGCCCACGGTTAGTAATCCGTGCCAGGAACTACGATGTACGCTCCGGGCTGCTGCGAGGACGGGTACGACGCGGAGAGCGGCTGCGGCTCAAGCGCCAGCCCGATGACGGGCCCCGTGATCGAACCCGTTGATGCGGGAGTCGTCATGCGCAGCGTCAGCACCGCGCCGCTGGGCCACACGGCGTCCGGCGACGACGGGGCGAGAAACTGCGCGAGCGACGTGCCCGTGCCCGTGGCGGTCGTGAGGTTGGGGAAGTTGGCGACGTTGAACAGCACGTCAGCGGCGAACATCGACTGTCCGGCTACGGCCGGGTTGGTGCAGAAGCCCGCACCGCCAGCCGGATACGCGGGCGTCGCGGCGCCGGTCGCGCGGCCCTGCGCGTCGTACGCGACAGCGGGGACCGACGAGTTGTCGTTCCCGGGGACGTTGCCTTGCGTGTACGCGCCGGTCGTGCCGAAGACGATGTTGAACGAGTGCGTCCCGGCGACCGAGGCGATGGCCGAGAAGAAGACCATGACCTTCGAGATTTTCGCGCGGCACGGCAGAACGAAGACGCCCTGCACGGTCGTGTTCGCCACGGCCGCGCCGATGTTCCCGGGGTCGAACGCGATGCCTTCGATGCCCAGCGCGCCGAGCAGAATCGTCTCGCGCGCGAAGTCGACGCCCTTCTTGGTGCGCCCGAGGCCCTGGTCGAAGTTCGGATAGGTGAACGACATTCAGTTCACCCCGCTAAAACGCTACTGCGCCTGCGCCGGCAGAACCGACCGAGCCACGGAACGTCCATGCGCCTTGCGCCTGGCGGAAGCTGTCGTACACGATCCGGTTCTTGGTCAGCGGGTCCTTGAACGAGTCGAAGTCCGACTGCCAGCGGAACCACACCGTGAGGCCGTGGCAGTCCGAGCCCGGCTTGCCCTTGTCGCCCAGCATGAACCATGCGTACGGGTTGGACAGGTCGCGCCACGCGAACAGCTTCCACTTGTTGTACTGGATATTGACCTTGCGCGTGTTTTCGTACGGCGCGGTCGGCGTTCCGGTGATCTCCTCGAACAGCTGGCTCTGCTGCGGATGGAAGACCAGCCACACCGGAGTGCGCTTGTCCTTCTTGCCGCGGTCGTCGAGCGTCGTCTCGAACAGCAGCTCGCCCGCACGGATGGACTCCGGGGTGGGCTGCGTGTTGCCGAGCGAGTTCGAGGAGGTCAACCCGATGCGCGAGACGACGCCGGTCGGCGTGACGATCGGGTTGAGCGGATGCGCTGACGAGAACAGCGGCTGTCCGTCGGGCAGCGGCTTGAGCGCCGAGAAGCCCAGGTTGAGCATCCCGACGGCGAGCAGGTCCTTGGTGTTGCGGGCCGCCTTCGCCATCATGGCGGGCAGCTCGCCCAGAATGTCGAGCGGGTCCTCGACCGTCGCTTCGCGCGACACCGCCGCGGCCAGCGCGAACGTCGAGAAGCTCGCGGTGAACGGGATCATTTCATTGGGCGAGTCGAACGTGGGCGCTTCGCCCTCGCCCTTCTGCACGAAGTTGCCCAGGCCGGTGTACGGCAGCATCTGCACGTACCGCTTGCGGTCCTTGGGCGTGTACTCGTTGATGACGATTTGGTACTGCGGCGGAACGCCGTTGACTTCGTCCTTGTACTTCGCGTCGAGCAGTTTGGTCGACGCTTGGAAGGGGGCGTTGGTCGTCCAGAGTGCGCCAGCCATCCTAGATCACCGCCGCCGCGAGGAGTTTGACCCGCACGCGAGCCCCGATGTCGTTGACGTTTCCCCCGCCCGGCTGGTACGCGAGCCCGTCGATGGTGCCCGCCTGCGTCTGGGTCGTGTCCGCCACGAAGTACCCCGAACCGGCGTCGATGTTGAACCCGACCGCCGCAGAGAGAAGGGTGTTGTTCCACGGCTGCACGAGATTGCACACGTAGAAACCGCTTTGGAGTTTGGTGACCGGGAGCGCGAACGCGTCGTTGGGCCAGCCGGGGCCGTAGGACTGCGTGGCTCCGAACAAGGAGCGCTTTCCGGTGTTGAGCGAGCCGCCCGACGTCGCGCCCAGGATGCCGCCGAAGTAGGCGTCCGAATCGACGTTCGCCATGCCGATGATCCCGCTCGATACCGCCGCGGCCGCGCGGTTCACGCCGACGGAGTTCGTCAGCGGGTTGGCGATCGTGCCGGTCGGGGTGCCCAGCGCCGTCGCAGCGGCCTGTGCGGCCCAGGTGTTCGGCGCGAAGCCGAGGTACGGGATGTACGTCGTCGCGCCTGCCGGTTTACCCGCGGAGGCGACCACGATGGTCACCCCGACTCCCGGCGCCGTGTTGATGATGAACGGCTGCGAGTTCTGGGATTCCGTCGTCGCGGTGATCGCGTAGGTGACCACACCGTAGAGCGTGCGCGCCGGGGCTCCGGCCTGCGCCGCGCCTGCGACGGTGACCGCGCCTTGGGTCACGCTCGCCGAGGAGGTCATGATGTTGAACGGAACACCCGGCGTGGACGCCGTCAGGCCCAGGAAGGGGCCCGGCGTCAGCGCGCCCGTGGCGTTGGTGAAGGAGGCCGCCGTGCCGCCCGTCGGGACCACGATGGTGCCGGTGGTCACGCTGATGAGCAGGTCGCTCGCGCGCCAGGCGGCCGTCTCGGCCGGGTACACCTGCGCGGTATTCGGTCCGGTCGATCCGGCGCTCGCCGCCCAGGCGGGCTCGAATGGCGTGTACGTGACCTGTGCTGGCAAGCGCGAATCTCCTCAGACGAAAGCCGACCCGTGTGGTCGGCCCCATCGTCGCAGAGTGCCAGCGGCCAGGCTAGGAGGCCGCGTCTCCCGAGATACTCGTATCCACAGGCAGCAGATCGTCGCGAGAACAGCCCAGCACCGCCGCGATCCGCTCCAAAGTCGAGAGCTTCGGCTCGACGATCCGGCGCTCGAGCTGCGAGATCGCCGTGCGGTCGCACAGGCCCAGCGCCTCAGCGAGGGCGCCCTGCGAGAACCCCCTCGCCAGGCGAACCTCGCGCACGCGGTGCCGGACCAGCATATCCGCTAGACGACCATTTCGCGAGCCGTGTCTTTGACGTCGAGGGTTCCGCTCACCCGACCCTGGAGCGACGACGCCGACAGGGACTCCAGATCGCCGGAAAAGGCGTCCTGCTTCTCGGACAGCTCCGAGAGGTACGACGCCTCCCACGGGCGCACGATGGGGCGACCGTTGCCGTCGACACGCGCCTGCGCGCTGTCGGGGACCAGGCCCTTGTCGACCTCCTTGAGCGCTTCGGAGCTCGGGCACTCGAACAGGCCCAGGCCCGCCGGGGTGCGTACGACTTGGCGCGGGCCCTGCGAGGTGATGATGCGCTTGAGCTCGACGTTGGCGTACGGGCTGTCCTTGTCGACGTCTTCGCCCAGCACGGCCTTGAGCACGCCGCGGGCGACCATCGACTGCGTGACCGTATCGTCGGGCTTGCGCCACAGGTACGTCTTGCCGCTGGCCCGACGGCGGTCGGCGTCCCGCAGGATGCAGCACGGGTCGCCGTACATTTTGGTGGCGTCGATCCCGGGCGTGCGCGCTCCGGCGTACGGGGTGACGTTGATCCCCATGACGTACTTCGCCCGGCCGCCCCGTTGCGACTGCACGTACTGGGCGATGGCCGCTTGTTCGGCGGCGAAGGCGTCGGCGGTTCCGGCCATTATTGGGCTCCTATCTCAGCACGCATGGATTCGGCGAACTCCTTCCACTTCACGGCCCGAACCTTGGGGTCAGGCCAGAGGTCGGCGGCAAACGCTTCGAGGCGGTGCTGCTGGCGCGCGTCCAGCCCGGCGACCGACGTGACGCCGCCCCCGCCGGCACCCGCCGAACCGCCGCCGCCGCCGATGTTGCGCGGACGAGCCTTCGCCGACGAACGCCGCAGGACTTTCCCTGCCGCGGCGTCCCAGCGATCTTCGAGGAACCCCTTCGCGTCGGCGTCCGACGCCGTCGCCAGCCACGCGCGCTGATTCGGCGCGAGCACGAACTCCTTGGCGATGAGGGGATGTACCTTGTCACCCTCAGGGGCTTCGTCTTTCTTGTCGGCCAGGAACGAGCGCAGCACCATCGCGCCCGCCTTGTCGGCCATCGGCGAACCGTGTTGCGCGAGCGCCGACGCCACCTTGGAGTCAGACACCTCGTTCATCGCGATGAACATGTAGCGGCCCAGCGCTTCGGGGTCGTCGCCCAGGGCGAGCCGTTGCAGGTCCTCGCCCCATTTGCGCAGCCTCTTCTTCCCGGCCTCGATGTCCGGCAGCGGCTCCGTTACCGTCGGCGGCGCGGACTGCTTCGCCAGGAACTCCTTGCCCAGCGCCACGAGCTCGTCCACGCCGCTACTCTTGCCGGCGAGTTTCTCGATCTCGGCTTGGAGCGAGGCGAACTTGGCCTTCTCGTCGGGCTCGTCCGCGGGCGTGTCGTCCGGGTTGGGCTCGGGTTCGACTTCGGGCTCGGGGAAGACTTGATCGAGAATCTCGGTGTCGGTGTCGTCGGTTACGCTCATGTCACTCCTCGGTGATCGGGACGATGGGGTGGCCTTCGAGCAGCAAGAACATCGCTTCGGCTTCTTCGAGGACGTGCTGCGCGGCGATGAGTTGTGCCTTCGCGAGACTTCCCTGTGGGGTCAGGTTGAACTTGCCGCAGGTGCAGCCCCACAGGAATCGGTCGCCGCGCGGGGCGACGGCCGTGCGGTGGATCGCCGCGGCGAGGTCCTGGTAGCGCTCGATGATCGGCACGGCGTCGGGCTTGAGCGCCGAGTCGCGCTCGGCGGGCAGCGGCGGACGAAGCGCGCTCTCGTGGTGGATGCGGTGACCGCCCGCTCTGAGGACAGCCATTATGGAGCCCACCGATACAATTCGAGCCGCAGCGCGCCGAGCGTCAGCCCGCGGACGATCGTATGGGCGTCGAACCGAATGCGCGACAGTCGTGGAAGCGCGCGAGTGAACCGGCCCGGAATGACCTCGGCCGTGATCCCGTAGAGCCGGTCGCCGATTCGCCAGCGCACGGAAATTGCGACCCTCACTGGTGCGGGTGCGGCACGGCGGTCTTGCCGTTCGCTCCGGGTTGCGGCTGTCCCGCCGCGGCGGCTTGCGCTGCGGCTGCGGCTTGCTGGACCATTTCTTCCTTCCGTTGGAGGGCCTCCTCGGGCGTGCCGATGAAGCGCGTGATCCCTTCGAGCTGGAACAACTCGAAGTAATACTCGGCGAGCGCGTATGCCTTCTCGGGGTCCGAGAAAATCCACGGGAACAGCTGCGCGACCGTCGTGATCGCCATGGTAAACTCTTGGCGACGGCTGGGGGCGTCGATGGGGTCCGACAGCCCGGCAATGTCGATGTTGAAGTTGCGCGCCAGCACGCCCGGCGGCAGCGTCATCGGGCCGCCCCGCTCGCCGTAGGACTTCGCCAGGTCGCCCGACACCATCGTGGACGGCCCTTCGGTCGCCGCACCGAGGTACTGCTTGTCGAGCTTGTGCCAGAACTGCATGACCGCGCGCAAGAACGCCCGGAACAGCATGGCGACGAGCTGCGCGCGCGTCGACTGCGCGAGGTGCTGCTGGCGCGATTCGGTCGCCGACCGGCGGCCCGGCCCCTGCGCGCCCAGCGCCGGAGCGTTCTGCCCGGTCACCTTGGCGACCCACTTCTCGATGTCGGCTGAATCCTGGAACGAGTCGGGCGGGATTTGCGGCGGAACGAACCATCTGAGCGACTTGTCGACGTCGTCGACCGTCCACGGGAGGCCCGGGCCGAACGCGCGGTCCTTGTCGTGGACCGTATCGCCCGCCCGCTGCAGCAGCAGCGGCATGATGCACAGGTCGATGTAGTTGCGGCGCTGGTTGCGCCCGGCGTTGGCGTCCGCGAGCAGGTCCGCCAGCCGCTCGACCAGCGAGTACCCGTACGGGCGGTCGGGCCGCGGGAACGGCGAGAACATGAACGTCGGCCACTCGCCCGCGACGTACTCGTACGGCATGAAGCCCAAGAACTTGGGGTAGCGCGAGTAGAACCAGAAGACGTTGCGCTCGGGGATCCCGTCGCCGTTCATGTCGAACTGGTCGGAGAACAAGCGCTCGCACTCGGCCGGGCCGCGGTTGGCGAAGAACTTCGACACCAGCGCGCCCTGGCCCAGCCCGACGTTGATCTGGCCGCCCGCGTCCTTGTCCTCGTAGCCGCCCTCCGACGATGCGACGTCGGTGGTCCCGGCGGTCACGTTGGCGAGAATCTCCTCGACGTCCTCGAGCCGGAAAGTGCCCGCGGCGACCTTCTCCTTGAGGTCCTTCTCGGTCATCCAGGTCGTCTTGAGCAGCCCCAGCGCCGTGTGCAGCGAGGTCGACTCGCCCGGCAGCAAGTAGAGGTCCTTGAGCATGTAGGGCTGGATCGACACCTCGGCGACCGTCACGTCGATGGGCGTCATCGTGCGCTCGGTGGCGATCTCGCCGTTCTCGATCGCGATGCCGTCCTCGATGACCTTGGGGCCCTCGGACAGGATCAGCTTGCGCTCTTTGCGCTCGTTGAACAGCACGTCCACCGGGCCGCCGCCGTCGCGCAGCCCCAGGTGCAGGACGGTGAGGAAGTGCTCGATGGGCGTCTTGCTGTCAGAGCGGATGCGGCGCAGCTCGGCGTTGTAGAACTTCTCGACCTGGGGCGCGAGGCGGGCCGTCTCGGGGTCGTCGTCCCCGGCCGTCACGATCACCAGGCGCTGGACGAAGACCTGGCTGGCGATGTAGGCCAGCATCGAATCGACCTCGGCCGGGATCATCGGCAGGACGAGGTTGGCCGCGTTCTCCCACGGCTCGTCCGTCTCGATGACCTCCATTTCGTAGAGCGCGGTGTACGCCTTGAGGTTCTCGTCCATGTCGGCGCGCGCGTTGTGCGCGGCTTCCTTGGCCGAGTGCAGGTCGATCCCTAGCTCGGCGCGGTCGTTCTCGTCGGAGAGCGGCCCGGCGCCGGTGGTGATCCGCAGATTCGCTGCGACGGGCTGCGAGGTGCTCTGCGCTTGAAGGTCGTCCTGGCCCACGCGGGTCTACTTGCCCGGCGGCTTCTTCTTGGCCTTCGGCTTCTTTGCGGCCAGGAACGCGGGCGGCGTCTTGGCGCCCAGGCTGGACCCGCCCTTTTTAAGCATCTTCTTCGTCGCGACTTTGGAGCCCGGCTTCTTCGGCGCCTTCTTCACTGACGGATGATCCCGCGCAGCTTGCCGACCGGGGCCTCGACGTTCATCTTGGTCGTGCCTTGACGCATGAGGGCGCGCGTGTTGCCCGCGAGCGCCGCGTCGCCGTCGCGTTTGGTCGTGCCGCCGTTGTGGCAAATTTCCCGCAGACCGGGGCGGGACTGAGCGTTGGCCTTGCGGCCCGACTTGGACATGGCGCCTCCCTCTGTGGTGCTCACCATACCAGCCAGAGCGCGAAAAGTCATCCTGCCAACCGCTGCGAGGCGATCCCGGCGCGGCCGATCCGGCGCCCGCCTTCCTCGTCCTGGCCCGGCAGCGGTACGGTGATCGTGCGGCTGTTCCCGGCCCGGTCCCGCAGCGTGATCGTGTAGTCGTCGAACAGCTGGCCCGGTTCGTCGTCCTCCTCGGGCATGACGAACTCCGTGGCCTCGCCGACCGTCTTCCACTGGCAGGGCTTGGCGATCCCGTAGTGCATCGCCAGCGAGTCGAACACGTCGTCGTGCTCGACGTCGGGCCAGTCGCGGTACTGCTCGTAGAGCGCCTCGCAGGTGTGCCGGTGCAGGCTGATCTTCCCGTTGCGGAAGCGCGGTTCGAGCGCCTCGATGCGGGCGTTCTTCTTGCGCCGCCCGCCCGCGTACGCTTCGTCGCGCACCGGGTGGTACGACTCGATGCGGCACGGCAGCTTCTCGTCGGAAATGGCGCGCTGAATCCGCTTGACCATGTCGACGTCGGCGTTGGCCGACTCGATCTGCACCACGGCGGGCAAGTAGCGCCGGATGATGTCGACCGCCTTCTCACCCACGACCGAGGGGACTTCGAGGTAGCGGTGCGCGAGCAGCACCCACCAGTGCTCGTCGGCGTCGGTGGCGACCACGGTGATCCCGGTCCAGTCCGACGTCCGGTTGGCGGTGACGGTCGGGTCGATGGTCATGGTCACGCGCACCGGAAACTCGTCCAGCGTGAAGATACGCCCGCCGCGCTCCTCGATGATCTCCAGCGTCGGGACGGGCAGGCGCTCGAAGCGCGCCGAGAAGTACACGAGGTAGTCGAGCGGGAAGCGCATCATCCCCTCGGCGTACGGCTGGTTGAGGTAGTTCGCGGCGTACAGGCGCGCTTCCATCGAACGCTTTTGGTCGGCCAGGAACGCGCCGCTCAGAACGCCAGGGAAGTAGTAGTCGCCCTTGCTGTTCTGCACCGAACGCACGTAGACGTCCCACTGCGCCTTGAAGTCTTGTGCTTCTTTGTACTTTCCGGCTTCGAGTAGTTCGCGGTTCTTCTTGTCGTCGTGCTCGATGACTTTGAGTTGCCGCCCGTAGACGTCCGTGTGCGAAAAGCGCGTCCCGCTTACGATCAACGATCCCCACGGAGCGAGCGCCGGGAGATAGTGCTGCAGCTTCATCCAGCCCGCGCGCTTGGACTTGATCGAATCAAAGTTCTTGTCGTTGACCATGTCGTCGAGGATGACGAGGTCAGGATGCTTTCCGGCGAGTCCCTTGTCGAGCCCGGCGACCGAGACGGTGTGATCGCGCCGCGTTCCGAGATTGATTCGCGTTCCCGACCACAGGTTTGCCTCTTTGGAAAGGTCGCCCCATAGTTCGAGCATGAAGGGCTTTGTTTCCAGGCCCGCCTTCAACTCGAACAGCACGTCTTCGGCAAGGTCGATGGTCGCGCGCACGTAGTCGATGGAAATGTCCACGCCCCGCTCGCGCCACCACAGGATGCACCACACCATGAAGGCGAGCAGCATCGAGGTTTTCATGGAATATCTCGGCGCAAGGAAAATCTGCTTGTGCCGGGAGTCGAGCGCTCCGATGTTCGGCTTGCACGCCTCCAGCACGTCAGCCTGTTCGTCGTGCGGCTGCTCGTAATAGTACGAACCCTGCCACGCCTTCGCGAAGTGCCGGAAGCGCGAGAGCAGGTGCGCCTTGCGCGCTACCTGCTCGTCATTGAGAACCGGCGGCCCGGTGGGCGGTTCGGCTGGCTTGTCGGCCTTACGCGGATGCCGCTGCTGGGACCGCGGCATCTACTTTGGTCTTCGGCGTGGACGCGACTTCCTTGAAGTACGACAGCCCGGCCGATTGGAAGACTTCTTGCGGCATGACGACTTCGACAGCGCTACCCGGAAACTCCGCGCTCGGCTTCCACGTCAGCGTCACGGCGCCGGGATACGGCTGGTCCGCTTCGATGGCGAGCGTACCGTCGAGCGTCGCGCAGAAGTGATACCCGAACGCGGGTTTCGCCACTATGAGCGGCCTTTGTTACGAGGACGCCGATTCGCTTTCTTGACGCCCTTTCGGTGCAGCGCGTTCGCTTGCGGCTGCGTCGGCCCGGCGCGCTTCGAC